AGAATGATGAATTGGAGTGGACTGCGGTAAATCGTTTTCAGGAAATGATCAAACAACAACGGTTGGATGAAAAACACGCTAAAGAGACAAATCCTATCGACAAAGTAATGGAAACAGTTAAAGAAGTGCCGGAAAGCTTCAAGAAATGGACATCAGAAAAAGCAATGTCATTTAGTAGATATCTGGTTTATTCAGCAAATTCTAAAAAGACAGCAGTAGTGCATTGTACACATTGTAAAGGTACCACGATAGTAGATCGAACCAAGATTCGCCTTAGAAATAACGAAAAGGGAACCTGCCCGCTTTGTGGAAGTCAGGTCACTATTAAGGCAAAAGGGAGAATGCCAAGAATTTGCGACGAGAGAACGGTATCTTTCATTGAACCAAGAGAAGATGGCTTTTTGTGGAGATATTTCAGAATAAGAAGATGGATAGGAGATAAAGGGACTGATGTACAAGATCATTTATATGAGATTGTGAGAACATTTTATAAGTTTGCTCCAGACGGAACTCCCTGCACTAATAGCTATGAATGGCGTGAGTATAAACAGAGCGGACATATACGATGGTGCCCGAATGAGGGATTTATAAATTATATGGATTGTATCTTATATCCTGATAATCTTCCAGAAGCATGGAAGAAAACACCGATGAAATATTCGGCACTGGAAATCCTGTCAAAAAACAAACCGACGACACAAATTTATTATCCGAAAGCTGTTCAGAAATATAAAGATTTTCCACAGCTTGAATGGTTTATAAAAATGGGACTATATAATCTGGCGTTATATCTGATCAATGATGTGTATGGTCATGCGTTTGTAAATCGTGATTTCCATAGAACCAGAGGAATTTACCAAAAAGGAAAGACGATATTTGAAATCTTAGGGCTCACAAAAGAAAATACCAGAATATTACAGAAGCTGGATGGAGATATAGATGAGCTGAGACTATTGCAGGAAGCGCAGGACTCAGGATACAACTTAAAAGCAGATGAATTGGAACGGTTTTATAAGATATTTGGATGCAACACGACACTGATAAGAAAAGAAAACCGGAAAGCCAGCATTCATAAGATCTGCAGGTACATAGAACGTGAAGGTACAGAATACAGAGTAGGAGGCCAAGGAAATTGCTGGCAATATTCTTATATGCGCCATAAGGAAAGACCGGACGTCAGAGAAGAGAGAATTCAAAACTGCGCAAAGGACTGGTTGGACTATCTGAACTGGTGCAAAGAACTGAAATACGACCTCAACAATATGTTCTTCTATTTTCCGAAGAATTTCAAGAAAGTTCATGATCGGACAGCGGCTGAATATCAGGCATTACAGGATAAAAAAGCAGCAGAAAAGAAACGTCGGGAAGAAGAACGGATAAAGCGAGAGGCTGAGGTCATGAAAAAACTTCTGGAGGAAATGCTCAAAGAGAATGC